TTGGTATTTTTTTGAAACCAATTTTTTCAAGTATTGGAATATCTATTATATTTTTCTTTACAGGTAATGATGAAAAAGTTTTTGTTTTTTTGTTTTTCATGCAGCTACTCCTTCCTGGATAACAATATCCATTTTTGGTCTCATATCTTTTTCGGGAGCATCAGCTATTTTAATGCTTTTGAAACTTGGTGCGTTGTCTAAAGTTGAGACAAACATAACATCAAACCCATAATAACATTCAAGGTACCAATCTTGTATATTGTTACCTGGGTCATAACTTTTCGGATTTGAACCCATTGAGTAACTTACTCCCCAATCAAAGGGACCAGCCTCAAAGTTAACAACGATTGTTTTATCATCGCCGTAGCCGTAATCTTCAGCAGTTGCCATGTTAGTTTCATAAGATGGCTGCATCCCAGATGCCTCACAAATTTTGTCAATCGCTGCTTTAAACATTTTAGCAGCTGTCAACATATCTACTTTTTTTGTAGTGAAGTCTGGAAGGTATTTATTTGGAAGTCTTGTCATTAATTAACCCCCATTTCTTCTGGAAGTCTTACTTGACAAAAGTAGTTACCTTGATTTTTTTCTTTTTTTGGTATTTCTACTAGCAAACCTTGTTTTGCTCTTTTTAAAGCTACTATGTTTGCAGCAGCTAATTTGTTTTGTCTTAAACACTCTTTAGATGATTTAAAAGAGTAAACTTTTCTAGCATCTTGATCGCTGTCAAAAAATTTACAATCATCACATCTTTGAATTTCTATATTACCTTGAGGGTCATTAGAAACTACTGCACCTAAGTTTTCGCAGCTTTCACATTTTGTTAGTCTCATTTAATTATCTCCTTTGTTAAGTTGATAATTATGAATAACATAGAATATGCCAATCTGTCAACATGTATTGACAGGAATGTTAATGCGCTATTTTGACTCAGCCAATAATGAGGTTTCTACAGCTTTATCTTCTATCTCTGGCTTTTTATTAGACTTCCAAGAAATAGTTATTTTTTGATCTTGTTTAATTTCTGATTTAACTTTATCGCCAAAAGTATTGCTTAATAATTTAGACGCTAACCATCTTGCATGATGAGCAGCCTCTCTCTGTTGTTGAAAGTATTTAGGGTCTTGCGGCTCTGATAACATATCTTGTATTTTATCAAGATGCGAATAGCTGCCTACTTCTCTAGCCTTTGTAATTCTTCTATGTAAAGCGTCATCAGAACGCATACATTTATAAATTTGTGAGAGCGATGGGAAACCTTTTTCTTTTGCTATTCTAGTTAATGTCTCCCCGTTCTCTAACTTTTCAATTATTTCCAATTCTTTGTCTAACATAATTCTCAATCTCTAAGTCTGTTTTATTTTTAAAGTTTACTAAATTTTTTAATGCTTTAATCTTACCTTGCAAAGTAACTTGACCTTTGCAAAGTCCACCATGATTTTTGCATCTATATTTATTTGAATTTTTTTTAAGCCAGCCTTTGGCTCTGCATCTAACTTTGGTGCTGCGTGCTATGCTTTCGCATTGCTGTAACTGTTTATTATGTCCAGGCATACTACAAAACAATTATATTTGATTTGCCTAGTGAATTTTGTCAACTTTGGCAAGCAAATCTTTATTCTTTTTAACTTTTGCTTCACAATCAAATAAAGCATCAAGATAAAGCCTTTTAACTTTTCGGCGTTCAACTCCAAGCATCTTACCAATTTCACTATAAGAGTAGTTGTTTGCTCTTGACCATATTATTTGTCGCTGTTCAGTTGTAAGCATTAACAGTAAATCTATAGCTAATTCAAAACACTCAATCATTTTGCCGCTAGCCTTTAAACGAATAACGTTTGCTCTATAGAGTCCATGATCGCTTTTATCGTGTATGACATCCAAAATTTTATACATTGAAGGAGAAGAGGGTTTTTTGGGTCCAGGCATCAAACGATCAGCGCGTGCAGCAAATTCAAATATGTTAACCAGCTTCCAAGTATAATCAAAATCAAATCGCATCTTTTTTTCTCCTATGCTCAGCGATCTCAACTATCTTGTTATTTAACTTATTTTTGCGGTAGCGCTTGCCTTCCTTATCTTTATAAAATTCCTCTAATCCTTCTGTGCCTATTAACTTCAAATCTTTGTCTTGATATTTGATAGTGATATTTACAGAGTCTATCAGTCCCCCCCTATTTGAGAAATTATTGTTCTTGTAACTATTATAATTTCTATACCCGCTATTTTGATTATATATATTTGGTTTTATTAATATGGAGCTATTAGCTACATCAGTTGTAGCTTTTAGCGACATCTCTCTAATTCTATTTGATTTTAATAGTAAATTTTGACGCTCCAGAGAATACTCATTTGTAGAGGCTAGGCGTTTTTTACTAATGATTTTTAGGCTTTGCAGGTGGGTAATTGCACGACTTACTGCGCATCTGGAAATTCCTACACGCTTTGCGATTGTAGCCATACGCGGAAAGCAAGTACCGGTGGCTCTGTTCATGTAACAAGCTAAAGCAAAATAAACCAACTTATCATTAGAAGTTAGTCGTTCATCCTCTAAAATATCTATATCGCCAATAAAGAAACTCATTTTAAAATACCCATTGCAAACCAAATAGTTAGCGCTACAGCAACAAGCATTGCAAAATCTAATCCGCTCATACTTTTAATAAGTTCAATCATAGGCAGCGATAAGCCAAAACTTCGGTACCATAATAAAAAGTACCAATGCGCTTTTCTCCTCGTTGATTTTTAAAGTTCTTAGAATAAGTTAATCTGTCAAAAGCTTCATGGCATCCTACACCTGGCAGCTTTTTAATGGTAATCGCGGAACCAGTAACTAACCAAATAATTAAAATTGTAGTGTTCATTCCTTCTCACAATTTTTTCTATGTTCTTCCTGAAGAGAAACTAAAAATTTAATAAAAACCTCTGGTTTTAATAAAAATTCTTCTGTTTGATCTGGCTGCAGCTGCGTAATTCTAAAATATTCAATTGTTTCGTTATCTGCTTTAACTTTGTAGAAAACTAAAAATGCAGGTAGCTGACTTTTTCTTGCAAGCTTCTGTATGAATGTAGTATTCTTATAGGTTTGACCTTTATCAAATACAGTTTCAAAAAGAGCCAATGGTTCATAACAATTTTTGCAAACCGGGGTCGGCATATCAATATCAATGTATGCAATCTTTTCTTTTCTGGACCTATGGAACTCGCTAAAAGCGTCCCCTTTATTAAAATAATTATCTCTAGCCAATTTTATCTTCCCAGATTTTTTTAATACTAATGATGTTATCAATTGGAATTGTCGTCTTATTTCCAATTTCAAAACTTTTTTCTTTAATGGAATATTCGCTAGAAATAACTAATTTATTTTTATCTTTATAAGCAATGAAACCAAAAGATACACAAGCAACAGGCTCTTCGTCTCCGGCATCATCATAAGGCAGCCACTCGCTGCAAGAAACTATATCAATCCAATCAACTCTATAAATTATTCTATAAGGATAATTATTTTCCTTCATAGAAATCTCCAGGAGTAACTTTACCTTTAGTTAATCTAAAAATTTTTTTCATTTGCTCGGCTCTAGGTATTCTCTCTCCTTTGCACCATCGTAGAGCTGTCGTTGCAATTGATACGCCTTCAATCTGTAATAATTTTGCTAAGTCTCGGTAAGTAAGTTTTTCTTTTTTTCGGAAGGCTTCTAGGTTCATGGAAACCTAAATAGACAAATTCGTCAATAAATCAATAGTATTTGTCTACGTCAATTGGTTGCGTGCTGTTTACAAAAGACCACATTTAATATGCTTTTTTGGCATAATTATATTTAAACTTTATATCTAATCTTTAGACTTATATATTTTTTGAATATAGCCTATGTTGTAGGCAATATTGTCAATTTGGCAATTTAATAAAATATGATAAAAAAAATGATAATAGACGAATCAACTAACATAGTAGATTTAAAAGCAATAAGAAATGACGATATGGCTAATAGCGTATTAAAAGATTTTTTAGAAAAAGAAGGCATAAGCCAAGCCGAACTTGCTCGCGGTATTGATAAAGATAAAGTTACAGTTAATCGTTGGGTTAATAATATTAGAGATATATCTGTAGACGATGCAGAAAAAGTATCAGAGTTTTTAGGCGTTGATGCTTTAGACTTATTATATGAAAAAAGAAAAGCTACTATTTTTTACACAACTGATAAAAATTTTGTTTTAAAAGATATAAGAAAAGAAAAAAAACAAGTTTATATTCCAAGAGAATTTTGGAGAAAAGATATTAAAACAATTCAAGTAGATGACCCTTCTATAGCCTTTCATAATTTTATATTAATTTGGAACGGCAAGAACATTGAAGATACTAAAGTATCAATTCCAAGAGTTAGTTCTAATGGATTTAATAAAATCTGCAAAATAACAATAGATTGTAAAAAAATTAAATTAAAAATTATTGGAATACCTTTTGTATATCCTAATGGAGATTTTAAAATATTACAGCCATGGGTTTTAAAATCATTTCCAGAATTTGATAATTTAAAGCTAATAATAAAAGACATGACATACTGCGAACCTATTAGTTGTATGTTTGATGGAACTTATTTAAATCACAAATAAAAATTAGTTGACGTAATTGTCAACTTTCGTTACTGATTTGTACTATAAACATTAGTGATTTGTTTTTAGTACTATGCAGCAAGAAAAGAATTTAAAAAATTCTCAAGAGTTAAATTTAATAGATGATATTTTAAACTCTATTAAAAAAGTTCCTTCATGGGTTTACGCTTATAATTTTAATCATCATTCCCCTTCACAATTTAATAAACCAGATGATCGCTGGAGTTTTGAATATTTATTTTTAACACAAAAACAAAGAAGAGAATTTGAAATAAACAGCAAGATGATGGCTGGAGTTGCTATTGGAAATGTTGCACAAAATGTTTTTGCAGATCATATTTATGATGCACAAAATAAAAATACTATTAAAGAAAGCAAGAACGATAAATTATATATTAAAAAACATTTACAATCTGAGTTTGTTAAATACTCAACAGACTATAAACCAACGAACGAAAAAGATGCTCAGCAGTTTGATTGGAATAAAAAAGGATTTGCTCAAACTTTTGAAAACTTAGTTAAAGCATTTAAAGAAGTTAATCTTAAAGGAGAAATTTCTTGTGAGCGTACAGTTCATACTATTTTAAAAGGCTGTGAACTTCCAACGATTGGCAGAATAGATTTTGAATCTGAAGATGCTTTTATAGAATTAAAAACCAAATGGAGAAGAAGAACCGGAAAGCCAAGAGATGATGGTTCTTACGCTCATTCAATCTACAAAATAAACGAAACCCCTACGCAAGAACATTTATTACAATGTTGGTTTTACAATATAGCAACTGGCAAAAGAATGAACTTAGTTATCGTTCAAGAAGATGGTTACAAAATATTTAATGAAGATAACTGCGAACAAATGAGACCTCATTATAAAGAAATTTTTGAAGATAAGATGAGATTGATTGCAATAAGACGCGAACGATTAATGGCAAGACATGACGGCAAGCATACCTGGACACAAGATATTTCTTTGAACATGGAGCATCCATTTTACTGGTCTATAGCAGAGGAACATAGAACTGCAGCAAAGGAATTATGGCTAAAAAATTTATAATTAAAATGTGCGATAGAATAACACCAATACAGCATGCGATTTTAGAGAAGAGATATAAGTTCTCTCGTAACAAAATTCCTAAAATAAACCTGGCTCATTATGTAGTTATATTAGGTTTAATATTACTACTTATCTCCCTTACCCTTTTTGATACAGGATATTTTAAGAATAGGAAGGTAGCTGCAATCAGTAATGACGCAGTAAGGTTTAACGCGATTTCTACCTTATCAAATCTACCTTCCTTAACTAACTCAAATTAAACTATGAAAAATGTAATTGGATTAAAACAAAACCCAGAACAAGCAGCCTTAAACTTATTACAAGATGGCGGCGGATATATAAGAGAAAATATTATTAACGGCAAAAAGAAAACTATTAATGTTTTACTTCATAAAAGTGTTGAGCGTTTAGCTGCAATGTTTGATGTAAGTATTGATGTAGTGGTTATGGCAGCAGATCTAAAAGAAAAATCTTGCATCATTAAAGCTGTAGCTAAAAAAGATGGATTAACAATTACAACAACTGGCGAAAGTCATCCGGTTAATAATGACTTCCCCTTCTTTGTAGCTGTTGCTGAAAAGAGAGCTGTAGATAGAGCTGTTTTAAAGATTTTAAATTTACATGGAGATTATTTTTCACAAGAAGAAATGCACGAGCAGCAAACGTTTTCTAATAGTGGTGTTAGCCTGGATGAAGTTGAAGTTTTAAAACAGAAACTTAATTCAGCTAGCCATATTGGGAACTTCAACAATGTCTTATCTGAATATAAAGATTATTTAGAAGGCTTGGCGAAGCAAGATAAAAAAACAGCGCAGGAAATTGCGACTGTAATTCAAAACAAACAACGTCAACTTGATAAAGGAGTAAACTTGAATGGCTGACAAACAATACAAGCAAGACCCAAACTTTGTGTGTAAATTTTCTTTAGTTAAAAATTCTAAAAAGACTGAAGATAAGCACCCAGACTTTGTATTACCTATGAACGCTGATGCGCCTGGCGGTAAAGAATGGAAGAAAAACTTTACTGTTAATGGTGTGTGGTGTGATGCTTATGCTTACATCCAAGAAGATGGCAGCATTGGTATAACAGTTAAAAAAAATGAAATGAAAGCGGCTAACTCGTCTGCTGGACCTAAAAAGGTATTCAGCGGAGCAGATGCTTTTATGAGAAGATAATATGGAATACGGCTTAACTAAACGACAATTGGAAATATTTAAGTTTATTAAGCTTTATATTAGGAAGCATGGTTATTCGCCATCGTATGCAGAAATAGCGGTGGCAAATAACTGCAAGGCTAGAAGCCATATACATAAGGTTATAAAGCAATTAGAGCAGCGTAAATGGGTTATTAGCATCCCAGGTACTGCAAGAAGTATAAAGGTATTAAAATGAGCCTTAGTGATGACCCAAATACACAGGAATTAATAAGCAGAATACTTGTTAGAGATCAACAAGGAATGGAGAGATTTGGTATTAAAATGCGCGATCTTAAAAAAACCCCTCTTCAATTCATTGAAGAAGCAATAGAAGAAAACATTGATTTACTTAGATACCTAATTGAAGCAGCCAATAGAATTAAGAACCATCAAATTGAATTAGAAGATTATATACCAAAAGAAATACAGACTAAAACAATACCCTTAGAAACGATTATAGAAGATGAATAAGCCGGTTTTTATCAAAGAGTTTAGAATGGAGTGTACCTTCGTAGCCTCAGTTAAATCTGATGATTTAAACTATTTAATTAATCTACAAATGCCGCCAAGTAACTCTGAAATTAGAGTTAAAGAAAAGACTCTAAGATTAGTTAGATCAAAAATCAAAGGCGAAAACCTAGAATTAGCTAAGATAGACTAAAAAGATATTTAGTTGACAAAATGGTAAACAATCATTAGTCTGCTTATATGCCGATTTGGGTTGTAAAAAATTCTGATAAATGGAAAGTTTACCAAGTAACAAATACCGGTCAAAGAATTACAAAAGGTACATTTCCTTTTAGCCAAAAGTCTTTAGCTAATGCTTTAAAAAAACAATTACTTGTAGATGAAGTTGTTAAAGGTGGAGCAAACCAAAGAATTACTTTTAATCAAGCCTTCAATGATTATCTGAACAATTTAGATAGTGAAGTTCAAGCTAATATTATTACAGACTTTACAGCCAAAGGTTACAAATCATTATTAAGTTATCATATTAAACCTTACATAAATAAAACTTATTTAGATGAGTATTTAATATCTGATTTTAACGAGGTTTATATTCCAAAGTTAAACGTTAGCCAGTCCAGAGCCTCTAATAAGAATGGTCAAACAATAAGCTTTAAAGCATACAAAGATACAATCGCTACATTTAAAAGAGCAATAAAGTTTTGGCGCGATAGAAAATATAACATTGGTAACCTTAAAGAAATCTTAAATTATGAAATAAGAAAAGGTGTAAGAAATAATAACCAAACAGCAATAACAAAAAAAGAATTTTATATAACTAAAGAAGATGTATTTAAATTAATCATTAACGAAAAGTCTAATGAGTATAAGTTAATGTATCAATTAGCTTATGAGAGTGGAGCTAGAGCAGAAGAAATTATGGCTGCTTGTTTTGAAGATTTTGATTATAAACATAATATATGGAACATTACTCATTCAGTTAATAACCATAATATCTTTTTAGAAAACAGAACAAAAACTTCAGCTGGTCAAAGACAAATACAATTAACTCCTGAGATATTTAAATTAATTAAAGCCTGGAAGTTAATTAATATTAATCCAAAAAGGGAGTGCGAAGGAAAGTATACAAGATTATTTAAAGCTGCAAAGACTTCTCCTAACGATCATATACAAGCAACGGCAAAACGAGCTGGCATTAAATGGGAAGGTGGATTGTCTCCGTTTAGAAAACTATCTAGTTCACTTGTTTGGAACAGCGGTAAGTTTGATGAGAAGGAATTTTGTAAACGTTATGGATGGGAAACAATACCTGTATTTATTAAACACTACATGCGCAGCGTATCTAATAAGAACCAAGCTGCAAACGTAGAAAATATTTTTGAATTTGAAAAAAAAGAAATCGCATTAATCATAAAAGGAAATGATAATGCTAAAAATGACAAGACTATCTCAAGATGAGATAAAGATAAGAAATATAATAGGAGAAAACTTAAAATTAATAAGAAAGAAAAGCGGGTTAACACAAGTAGAGTTAGCTGAAAAACTAGACTGCACCTTCCAACAAATACAGAAATACGAAAAGGCTAGAAATACTTTATCGTGTTTAAAGTTAAAAAAACTTTCAGACATATTCAATGTACCTGTAGAACGATTTTACTTTCCAATGGAAGTAACTTCATCGGTACAAGTTATAAATAATATTAAAGCTCAAATCTAAAATTGAGTAAGTCAAAAGCAAAAGTGTTTGGTTGTGGCAAGTGCCATTGGTGTGGAAAAGAACATCTATCCAATGAAGGTGGTTGGGTAATTAATGCGGAAGGTAAAAACTTTTGTCATTATGAAGGTGGTTGCTACGACAAATACTTTAAAGCATGCAGAGAGATTGCTCATCAAGATACAACTGAAAGTTTTTATGAGTGGAATAAAAAAGAAAATTATAAAATTAAGAATAAATCTTAGTGCTTGTGTGTGAAAAAATTAAAATCTGTGTGTGAACTGTGTGTTTATTTTTAAAAAATTTTATGAATTTAGATATACCAATGGTTTTATCTTAACCAAATTGTCTACCTAAAATTGTAAAATAAACTTATTAGTGTTGGTAAATAAAACTAAAAAGCGTTTTGCTAATAGATTCGAGTCCTGCTCGGGGAGCCACTTCTAGCTAGGAAGTGCGCCATTTTTTGTGTTAGCTGTGTGTAAAGCTGTGTGTTTTTTTAATTCAGTTTGGTTTGTTGGCACCGAGTTTTTTAATTTGCACTTACAACTTTCTAATAAAAAACAATTAATAGTTGGAGAATAATAGATACATTTATTAAACATCCTTAAACATATCTTTGTTTGGAAATGCAACTGTTAGGTTATCTTCCTTGACCCTTGTAGCTTTTTTTTGAATTACGTTTATTTGGTCTTTTGCTGTGCCTACCTGGTCTTTTCTTTTTTGTTTTTTTAGTAAGCTTGTCATGTTGAAATTTCTTAGCCATTACTTTTTAGAATTAGTAAATGCGTCAATAGAGGGTTTTAATCCGTAGATTGCACCAAAGATTCCAACTATTAACCATTGATACCAAGAAGGAAACCTACCAAAATAATCAAAGAATAAATCTAATTTAGTTTTAATATTAACGTCATCACTAATGACTGCATAAGACAAAACAAGTATAGGAATACAAACTACAATCAAAACGAATTCGTCTTTCCATCCAGATTGTTGATCTTCAATTACATCTCTTTGATATTCAATCTCCCCTGCAGCCATGCGTTCATAGTGTCTTTTCTCAGCTTCAGACTCTAATAGTTCTGATTGCTTATGGTTCTTATAAATCTCAGCGCCAGTTTTAAAAACAGTTGGTATTAAATTCCACCACATATTATTTACAGCTCCTCATTATGTTTGCTAATTCTTTACAACGATCAGGGGTTTGTCTTGCAAATAAAGAATTATTTATTTGTTTACCTGCTTCTTGATAGTCTTGAATTTTTAATGCAGCTAACATTAATTTAAATTTAGATACGTTACCTACTCCTAGTTGGTAAACCATTTCAATTACAACTCCTTTAGCTGTATTAGAAATAGGTATACCAGTAAGAAGATACTCAGCTCCCATGTATGCCTGTTCAAAATCTTTATTAAATAGTTCTTCTAAAATTTCTTTATCGTAAATAACTCCTTCAACAAAATCATCATCTTCAGTTAATAGATGACCATAACCAATAGTTGGATTTCCTAAATGATCTCTATAAATTTTAGCTCTAAAACCTTCGTGCTTTTTAATCCTGTCTATTATCTCTTGCGTCCACATATATTAATTTAACCTTAAGTTTCTTTTGCAGTTTAGTTACCGGTCTATAAATTTTTGTATTAAGTATGGGAGATTTAAGAGTACCAAGCTTGTCTGTTGTTACTCTAAATTTTCTTTTTCTCTCGTTAAAAGATTTGACGTCATAAGGCTGGTAGACGCCTGTGTTTAGATCAAGCGTTACAAAGTCTACGGGACCAATCCCACCAACAGGAACAAAAACAACTAAGTGTTCTTGTTGTAAAAAATATTGCTGCGCAACTTGTTCGCAGTATAATCCTTTTACGTTAGTTTTTCTTTTCAGTTAGATTTGCCAAAGATATTCCAGGCAGCAGCAAGTGTAGTAACGATACCAATAATAAATACCAATACTTTAACACCCCCTTTGCCGTAAGCGATCTCTTGTTTTAATTGCTGAATGTCTAATGAGTTTTCTTTAATTGCTTTATGTAACTCGCAGATTTTATGATCTATTGAATTTAAAGATACAGTTGAGTTAACAGATTTTTTATTTCTTTTTGCCATTATAAAAATCTTTCAAAGTTTTTTCAATATCTTCAAAAAAATCTGACCAAAACTTCTGACAATCTTTTGAGTATTGTTCTGTATTTTTTTTAATTTGTTCGTATGATGGTAGTTCAAATTTAAACATAATTTTTCCTTGTTGTTTGTTTAGTAATCTTTTTTATTATTCAATCCTTTAAAGTGTTCTATGAAATCATCTAATATATTTTCATATCTCCA